CCGGAGGACTGCTATCTGGAGATGCTGGAGAAGTACGGCGCAAAGGTGGATTATCTGGAAGTCCCGGCGGGCGCTCTGGATATCCTGCGCGGCTGTTACCGCCTTGTCCATCTGGTGGAGATACTGGATAACAACCGCTGCACGGTCAAGTGCACACAGGGCAGCTCCACCTTTACCACCCAAGAAATGAAGAACATGATAGACGGGATCTTTGATCGCCTCGCCGAGATGGGCGTGAGCGATCCCTTAGTGACTGCCTACTGGCAGGAGTGGAGTGAACCATGAAACGCAAACGCTTTGAAAAGCTGATGATCTCGCAGCACAAATCACAGGCTCGCGATATCCGGCAGGCTGTCCGTACCATCATCGAACTGCGCCACTACTCTGAGGGGCACAAGGGCATCCTGATGGTCTACAACGAAAAAGCCGAGTGCTTTACGGAGGCCACGCTGTACCCTTACGACAAAATGTATGCCAGGATTCAGAGAGGCCAGGGCGCTATTGGAAAGGAGTCTTGACAGATGACCAAGAAAATGACCCGCAAGCGCTTTTGCAAGCTGCTGATGGCTCACGGAGTCAACCGGAACACCGCACGGGGCTTGGCGCAGTGTATCAACGCCGCCCGGCGGTATGGCTTCATTGATGGGTTCACCATTAAACTTGTCAACGGCCAGAAGTATCAGGTCGATAATGTGCACTCTTACCGCGAGGCTTATGAGAGCACGCAAAAGGATGGGGTGCCGCTTGTCTAAAAGCATCATTCAGGCAGAAAAGGAGTGTTACATCTGCCGCCGCTGGTATGCGGTAAAGACCACGCGCGGGCTGGAGGAGCATCACGTCCTCAATGGGCCGCTGCGCAGCTTCTCTGAGCGGCACGGCCTCAAGGTCTGGCTGTGCCACCAGCACCACAACGAGCCGGGCATGAGCCCGCACTATAACGCCACCTGCGCCCAGACCCTGAAAGCCGTTGCGCAGGCGAAATATGAGGAGAAGAACGGCCCCGGCGCACACGCTGCATGGATGGCCGCCGTTGGAAAGGACTATATCAATGCTTAATGTTATCGCAATTATGGGCCGCCTTGTGGCGGATCCTGAACTTCGCACCACCCCGGCGGGGGTGAATGTCTGCAAGTTCCGCATTGCCTGTGACCGTAACTTTGCCCGGCAGGGCGAGCAGCGTCAGGCTGATTTTGTGGATATCGTGGCATGGCGGCAGCAGGCTGAATTTGTGTGCCGCTACTTCCAGAAGGGCAGTCTGGTCGCCATCAATGGCCGTCTCCAGACCAACAATTATCAGGACAAGAACGGCAACAACCGTACATCCGTTGCCGTGGTGGCCGACAATATCAACTTTGCGGGCTCCAAGGGCACCAGCAAGCCGGCGGACGAGGGCGGCGAGGCTGCCCCGCGCTCTGATCCCTGGCCGAAAGCAGACCCGCCTGCAAACTACGGCGGCGTGGATGACTTTTCCGTAATCGATGACAGTGACGACCTGCCGTTTTAATCTTCTGGAGGATGGAACATCATGAAAAAAGGAAGTTACCTCACAATTCAGGATTGGATGGTCACAGACCTGCACCTGAAAGGCAATGAATTGCTGGCCTATGCCCTGATCTATGGCTTTTCTCAGGATGAGCAGTCTTGCTTTTATGGCTCTTATCAGTATGTCATGGAGTGGCTGAGTGTTGACAAGACTACAGCTGTACGTGTGCTGCGCAATCTTGAAAACAAAGGGTTGCTGCGCAAATGGCAGGAGAAAGAAGGCAACGTAACCGTAAACCGGTATGCGACCAACACCACCCCTGCCTGCCCGGCGGCATCTGAGCAGTTGCAAAATGCAACCGGTTGTAAAATGCAACCAGTTGCGAAATGCCACTCAGACCAGTTGCAAAATACAACCTCTACCGGTTGCAAAATGCAACCCAAGAAAGAAAGAGAGAAAGCTAATAATACTAAACCCCGCGCAGAGGCGCGGGAGGAGCCGAGCAGCCTGACCGTTGCCGAGGTATTTGACGAGTTTTCCCGTGGTGCACCCGGCGGGTTGTATGACGCTCTGATGGACTTTGACCAGCACCGGCAGGCGCTTGCCAAGAAGGACAAGAAAAAGCTGTGGAGCCCTCTGGTTGCAAAGAAGATCTGCAAGTCCATCAAGCGGCTTGTGGATGAGGCGGGCGTGAAGGATCGTGCCGGGTACGCCATCGCCATGTTGAACCAGAGCGTTGAAAACGGATGGACGGGCGTGTTTGCGGTCAAGGATTTTGTGGACAAAGCCCCGGCGGCGGTACATATCGCGCAGCCTGCACCGGATAAGCCCCGCAAGATCACCAAAGACACGACCCTCGCAGACCTGCTGGGGGGTGTAGGAGCGTGACAAACAACAAGATCTCCACTGCGCAGCAGCATCAGCTTGCTGTGATTGGCGCTGCAATCTTAGACCCGGCGGCGTGCAAGGATACCGTGCAGCGTCTGACTCCGGCCATGTTCGAGGATGGGCCATACCGGCAGTTGTTCGCAGCCATCAAGCTGCAGCTGGATACCGGCCACAATGTCGATGCCGTGATACTGGAGCGGATGCTGGGCGCAGACTTCCGGCCTCTGATCGTGCTGGCAGCAGAGACCGTGCCCACCATCAGCCATGTGCAGGACTATGAGGCGCTGGTGATGGAGGACTACCGCAAGCGCCTGCTGCTGGAGCTTGCCGCCAAGATCTCCATGAACCCTGCGGATTCTGACACCATCTGCCGGGATCTGAGCGAGGCGCTGAAAGAGCAGGATCACCTGCGGCGGGAATCGGTGGACGCGAACGTCAAGGAGTTTGCCGAGGTCTGGGACGAAACGCTCCAATGGCTGCAGCAGCCGGACACCAGCGTCAGGATGGCATGGCGTGAGCTGGATGAGCTGGGTCTGTTCGGCGAGAAGATGGTTACCGTCATTGCTGGCCGTCCCGGGCACGGCAAGACAGATCTGGCTCTCGCTCTGGCTCTGCGCCTGAGTAACAGCTGCCAAGTGTATTACCTGACCATGGAGGAGGACAGGCGCAAGCTGATGCTGCGCACCATGTCCAAACTGACCCGCATAAACTCCACCCGGCTGCGTGACCGCAAGCTGACCGAGGAGGAGCGGGAGAGCCTGAACAACGCTTTTGCTCTCATCAAGGGACACACCGGCATGATCTACGATGACGGCACCCGGATGACCGTGGACGATATCCGCGCCCGGGTCATGAAATACCGCCCGCGTGTGGTCTTTGTGGATCACATCGGTCTGATCTCCGACACCCAGCAGGGGCGCAAGGAGCAGGAGCGTCTTGCTGACGTTACCCGCAGCCTGAAAGAGCTTGCCATGGAGACCGGAACAACCATTGTGGAGCTTGTGCAGCTGAACCGCGTAACGGATCGCAACGGCGGCACCAAAAAGGCATCACTGGGAGACCTTCGCGGATCCGGCACCATCGAGCAGGACGCGGACGCTGTTGTTTTCATCGAGAGCCAAGTGGACGGAGAGCGTCAGCTGCAGGGCCCGAATGATTACTTTGACGTTAGCCTTCGCATTCCGAAAAACCGCGAGGGCGCAACCGGCAGAGTGTCCATGTGGTGGCAGCCGCAATATCATGAGTGGCAGCCTGCGCCTGATCCGTCCGAAAACTACAACGAGGATTTTGCCCCGGCGGATCATGAGGATATCCCGGCGGGGTGGTAAACAGGAGGCAAACAAAAATGGATTGCAGTTCTTGCGGGGTACGTTTTCGGTGCCCTCTGGCAGCTGAACCCGGTTCTTTTGCGTGCACATTAACACGGGTCATGTACGGCGGGGAAGAAAGCCCATACCGGAAACACGGCACGCCCAAGTTTTGCCCGCTCTGCGGGAAACCTTTGAAAGTCATTGGCACCGAGCGCTTTTGCAACAACGTCCAATGCGAAAACAGATTTATTCCTATGGGGTGAGTAAGCCATGAATGAAAAAGAACGTCAGAATGCTGCCGACATGAAAGAAGCTCGTGCAAAACTCCTTGAATGCGCATTCCCGCCGCGCTGGCCGGAATGGATCAGAACGGCAGAGAGGAAGCCAACCGCAGAGGACGCAAACGAGGACGGCTGCGTCCTGAGCATCAACATGAACCGCGGCGACAGGAACACGACAGCTTGGCCGTGGAACGTGGTGGCAGCTTTCCCGGATTGCCTTCCGGTCTGGATGCCGTTGCCTAAAAAACCGGATCTGAAAGAGGAACATTTTCACCGCTGATAAAGGGAGGATGCAGTCCGATGACCTATGAAGAAAAAAAGGAATGGTTGCGGCGGTACCGCAAGGCCGCAAAACTGGAAAAGATCAAGCTGGAAGAGGTAGAGCGGTACCGTACAGACGCAGAGCGCGTCACACAGGTGCTGTCTCCTGTTCCCGGCGGCGCTGGTGACGGTCAGGCACTGCCCAGATCTGTGGAACGCATCGCGGATGCAATGCAGGCAGCCAACGCGCAGGTGATGGAGTGTCAGAGGATCTGCAAGGAGATTCTGAATGTTATGAACCAGACCGCGGACATACAGGATTATGAGATCCTGTACCTGCGTTATATCGGCGACAAGAAGTGGGAGCAGATCGCCGTCAAGATGGGCATGGACGTGAGCCGCGTATACCGGCGGCACAAGCGTGCTGTGAAGGCTCTCGACATCCCGGAGTG